TTTTTCTAATACTTGATCAAATAGACTGCTGAACCTTAGTCTTAATCTTGATACAAACTTCTGGAATTTAATTTCATCTCTTGAAATTTCACTCGCTCGTCCCAGAGTCATCCCTGTCTCTGGTTCTAATCGAGATACTGGTACATTGAGAGACCTATATAATTTCTTTTGAAAATATAGGACGTCATCCATCTCTCCAAGATTCTGGCCAGGTGGTAGAGTTGTTATCTCTGTTCCTCGTCCACCTTCCCTTCTGGGTAGCCAATAATCTTCTAACATAGTCATAAACTTGCGGTCGTCTCTTATTTCGCCGGTCGTAGCATCGTACACCAATCTGTTCTTGTGCTTAGCCATCATGTCGCGTAAGTATTGTTCTGCTTTCTGCTTCGGCAGATTACCTACATCGATATAGAATATTCTCCTTTCAGGAGCTCTTGATATTCTATAGATGACTGTTGCATCTTCTAACACTCTCAATTGATTGAGAGGTTTAATTGCCTTATGTAAATGTCCGAGCACCATCTTATTGTCTTCTGACATCAAACCAGAAGTACAATGGATTATTGAATCCTTAGAAATCTTTAGGCCTTGAGCTGCGCCTGCACTTGTTGGCGATTGACCTGGGGCTGCTATGTACCCTTTTTCGTTAAATAAGAAAAACTCGTTCTTGACTTGTTTGGTTGCGACCCCAGGTGTTTGTCCACCGCCGCTGACTCGTTTGCCTTTCATTTCTCTGACTTTTCGAATCTTGCGAGGATCAATATATCTTAATTCTTTGATCCCCTGTCCAGGGTCGTTTTTGTTTATGATAACGTGATAGAATAATCTCCCATCAATATACCAGTGTTTGAATACTTCGTACTGTCTATCTTCAAAATCTAACAAACGTTTGACGTTTCCAAATTCTGCTTGGACCCTTTGTTTAATAGGAGGGGATAGATCAGTCTCGTCTAAATTAAGCGAAACAGTTGGATGATCTGGTTCGTGTATAATTGTTTCGTTGACTACATCGTCGATAGCATGATCGCACTCTGGTTGTAAAGACATCTGTCTATAACGAGTGACTAATTCAGCTTCTGTTCTAGCTGTGCTTTCTAAATCAACGTAGGTGCCGTATACGCCACCTTCAGATATAACAACAGCCCCGTCGTCGAGCTGAGGCGCGACGAACGAGTTATCCTGTTGATCTGATTTGCGTCGGATTTCGAATCCGAATAATTCTGCCATAGGTTCACCTCATAATATATTTATAATCGCTGACTGGTGAGAGTCAACTATTAAGTTTAAGTTCCGCCAGCATTACCAGTAATGCCGCCCGAGACTTCCCAAAAATCATATTGCCAAGTTACCGCAAATTCTTCCAATGTGTCAGTAGTATTCCAATCTAATTCAATCTCTGACAAGTTGATTGGCCATAAGCCATGAAACTTATACTCTCTGATTGGTACTCCAGTCTTAGAGTATTGAGTTACAGTTGCTTGAGATTTATATTGTTGGTCATTTGCCGAAGCAAAGTTCCTGACATTTCCCTGATGTGAGTTAACATCATTCATCCAGTTTTCTAATGCATTCCTTACTAGGAAGTCTTCGTCATTCACGACAGTGGTAGTCCATTCAGCGAATGTTCTATCACCGGCGATCTTGACTTTTCTTCCGAAGTATGGTACTTCGATTAACCCTAACGTTGATGCCGGAAGTTGAGCTGCTCTTACCATGAAGGGCACCTTTAAGTCTGACACTGAAGTTACTGGGTTAGATATGAACACCTGGAACAGGGATGGGCGTGCGCCACCTAGCGTAAGTTGGGCTTGAATTTCATTTATGTTAAATGCCATTTGTGTTTCCTCTTGTCCTTACTATTTATTAGAACTTACCGACTATCTCGCTAAATTCTACTCCTGTTCTAACTGCAACGAAGTTCAATTGAATGAAATTAATTGACCTTGCTGGTTTGACATAGATGTCTCCAACAAAGCTATTATTATCTATAACTTCACCTGTGTTATTTGTTTCGTCACAAACAACCTCGAAGTCGTAGATACCTCGTCTCCCTTGTACCTCTCTCAGGAATGGTTCAACTAGATTCTTAAATTGTGATCTAGTAAACTCATCATTGAATTCGAATAATGCAAATTCAGCAGCAGTTGCAATTGCTTTTTCAAGCACGATGAACAAACGTCTTACGTTAATTCTATCGAATGCACTTGGCTGTCCTAGTTTGGTTTTGTCCCCAAACAGTACTGTTCCCTTACCTGGGAATGTTACTACTGGGTTTATATCTGCTTGATATAATACATCTCGATCTGCCTTAGGCGGATTGAACGCAAGTTTAACTACGTTCTTAATCTGTCCTCTGCTGTAACCAGCAGGTGAGAACCAAGGATCTCTGTCTGTATCAGTTCTAGCACACAGACCTGCAACATCACCATTCAGTGGAACCCAGACATAAACATCATTGTACTTATCGTACATGTATTTGTATCCAGAGTCTAGTACTGAATATGAAGAAGCTGTTAAGCTATCTCCAAATGTTATAGAATCTGCTCTTTCTGATCCTGCGTTATTAACAACATCACTTTTGTGAGGAGATAAGAATGCTATGCAGTCTTTTCTCGTCGATGTAATATTGTCAACAATATAGTTAGCAAGTTCTTTGTAGTTGGCACCAGAAGTACCAGCTGCTTTCCCTTGTAGGATCATTGATACGTCAACCTTAGATGCATCTGCGAATAGATCATATCCTACAGATAAATTTGCTAATGTAGTAGCAGTTTCAGCAGCTGAGTCAGCGCCTTGTGCTAAGCTATCATATAATGGAGCACTGTTTCCAGATGCAGCCATATTAGCAGCTGTGTTAACGTATGCAGCACCTTCTCTTAGAGAGGCGCCTGCTGAACCAACACCAGTCCAAAGCCATGCAGATTGATTATCAATTACATCTTTGAAATATATTGAGTTTCCAGACTCGTCTTTAGCATCTGTTGCTCTTGACAAACCTGCGAAAACTTCTAATACTGTGTTGGGTGTACCAGTTATATCACCATCTTCGTCTGTGACTACGATGTGCAACTGGTCATTAGCACCACTTCTATCTGACACATATGCAGATGTTCCGGGTGCTTTGCCATCAACTACGCCTGCTAATCCCCAACGTCTTGTGAACGCTTGAGTTGCTACGTTTGCTGAACCAGTAAATTTAGTTGCGAAACTAACTACTGTACTGTTGATTGCTGATACAGTTAGGTCTTGAACGCCTGTAGTTGAATTACCAACTCGGCATACATCTCCTGCTTGTACCTTTGTTACTGTTGAGTTTGAACCTGCGGTTACATCTCCTGCCACTGTCATACTATTAGCACCTTGTTGAAGTAGTGTAATATTTTGAGCTGCAGTAGATTCAAAACCTCTTGCATGGTCACAAACTGAAACTTTCAAACTGTTGCCTAAAGATCCAGGATACTTTGCAACGAAGTTTGTGTTTGCGTCTACCGTTAAAGCTGCACCATTAGCTACCCAATGATCTTCATTTTTAATGACGACCGTGTTTCCTGATTGGGTACCAGATGATGTAGCATTATATGCAGCTGAAGTAATAATTCTAGCAACATATAACTTATTAGTATAAGCCAAAAAGCTGGAAGCAGTCAACCAAGTCTCTTGGTTAAATGCTGAAGCTGGCTTTCTATAACGGCTTATTAACGAGTCTTCTGAATCGATTAGGATACGTTGTTCTACCGGGCCCCATTTAAAGACACCAGCTATGGCACCTTCAGTGGTACTGACGGCAGGAACGACCGTACTAAGATCGATTTCGGAAGTATTTACGCCTGGACTGACTTGAAAGGCCATTTGTTTCTCCTCTTATCCGTTTGATAGGAGGCAATTATCGGTTGGCCCCCGATCTGTTTTATTAATTTTTTGTATCACATTCGCTCCGTATGAGCATATCATAACTCTATTCGTATTATTTATCAATCAGTAGCCTTTGCCATATATGTCATCTATGACGAAGGGATGGTCTACTAT